ACCGGTATTTATGTGTGTTATTAGCCGATGGAATAAGAAAAGGCTTTATAGGATTTACTTGCTTTCTTAATTGTTGGACCACCAGAAGCGTATCTAGGTTTAACGACCTTTCTCTTAGGTGGTTTACATGTTTTTTGTTTTTTAATTTTAAACTTCTTACTCTTTTTCTGTGAAGCACTTTTTACTGGCTTAGCTGCTTTAAATTTCTTACTTGTTTTGGCCTTCATCCTACCAGCGCTTGTAAGTCTTTTAATCTCATTTCTTCTCATTTGAGGTAACAGTTTAACAGATATACGACTTACCAACGGTTGGAATCTCTGTATCATTCTTTCCAAACGAGCCTTCTCTGCTGGTGGTAATCCAGCTCTATCCCTACCTCTAAGTAGTCGTTTATAAACCATGAGCCTTGCACCCCTGGTTGCTCTCTTCTTCAATCTGTCTGGAGTAGAGCCTCTTCGTAATGCTATACGCCTAGCTACTTTTAATTTTTGTTTGTTTCTTCGTGCATTAAATCTTCTTTTTAAACGACCTTGTACTGATAAGGCCTCTGTAACATCTATTTCATTATCAAAACCAGGTGTGTTATCGAAATCATCCCAATCTAATTCATCGTCATCATATAACCCTAAGTCTACTGTTTTTTCAAATGTAATGTTCTCTGCTTCTTTATCTAATGCTACTACATCTTCATCTTGGATAAACCACTCACCATCTTTACCTGTTAGCCAATGGTCTTTATCACCTGTATCAAATGTTTCTGTTTCATTATCTTTAGGATATCTGTGTTTACTGTGATCTGCTTGGTTAGGTTCTATGGCTGATAGATCTATACTTTCTTTTATCTTTTTAGCTAATGATTTTTTATCTTCATGCTTTTTAATAGACTTTCTCGCTGAGTCTATCATTGCTTTATCATGTTTAGTTAATGCGTCTTTGTCTTTCTTATTACGATCTTCCCAATATCCTTCTGTAACTTTAACACCCTTCTCATCTTCAGGTTTTCTTGCTTTAATGTTTAAAGGTTTAATAGGATCTTCAGGTGGATTGCTTTGGCCAGGTGTTATCTTTTTAAAATAATCTCTTCCAATATCTGTTCCCCATTCATGAGAACCAGGACCCATTGCTGCTTTATATTCTGCTGTTTCTTTTACAGTCTTTTTTCTTTTTTTTAATAGTTCTGGATGTAATTCTCTAGTTAATGGATTTTCTGCTTCTTTTATACCTAGGTCTTTTTTCCAATTTAATTCAGGTTTCTTTTTAAGTCCGACTTTGCCTCTGATTTTGTTGCCAATCCGTCTTTTAGCTTCTGAATATTCAGGTTCAAACTGTTGTCGTAGGCTTTCAGACATATTTTTATCTTGGTGTTTCCACCAATTTTTATCTTTTGCTTTGGATCGTTTGTTTAAGTCTTTCTTTGCAGACTTAGGAATTATGGTTGTGTGGTCTTTCTGTTGAGTGAGATCAGAAACAGTACCGGAAGCTGCACTCCCAGCTATCATCTCATTTATCTTTTTTTTTCTGTTGCTGCTGGTTTAACTCCAGCTGTTGTTTTCTTTTGTCTTATTTGTTTGGCTGTATCTGAATCTTGAAACTTTTTAACATTCTTCATTCCAGTTGACATTAGTTTGCTTAATGACTCTACCACTCTTTGTTGTTCTTCCTTCATTGGATTTTTAAGGCCTATATTTTGTCCTAGACCAGGTTTACTATTCTTCTTCCATTTAGCCTTATATTCAGGTGTTTGTCTTTCAGGATATTTCTCTCTTGTTTTAGGATTTTCTGCATCAGGATGGCCTGGAGTTAATGTATAAGCTATGCCTGTAGGTCCTCTTCCTTTATCTTCTTTTATGCCTTTGCCTTTAGAAGCTGCAAGTCCTTTACCACGCTTTTGTAGTTTATCTCTGTCGTCGTGTTGTTTATCGTATTCTTTGTCTGAGGTATATCCTTGGTGATAAGCATTTTCTATTCCTTGTCGTGAAGGAGTAGTCTTTTTAAGATCTCTATATTGTTTACCTGCTTTCTTTTGATAAGAACTTACTGTTTTAGGTGAAAGTTCTTGTAAATAGTCTTGTGCAACATTACCATATTCTTCAGACCAATCTTTTCTAACTGTTTCTTTTCCGCCAGGTCCAATGTCTGTTACTTTTGTTTTAATAGGTTTGTTGTATTTAATCTTAACCATTTTAAGACTATCTTTACCTTTAAAATGTACGATAGGTTTCTTAGCTTCATTTATTTTAGGTGACTCTGAAGGTAACCCAGCCTTTTTAAGTTTTTCTTTTGTTCTCTTATCTGAAACAACCGGATTATAATTATCCCTAGTTGATTCTTTAACTTTTGTTCTTTTATATAAAGTTCCGCCTTTAGCAGTTTTACCTGCCTTTTTAAGACCCATGCTCTTTTCCATGCCTTTAACTGCTTCTTTAGCTTTTGATAATGGAACAAGTCCTCCTACTCCACCTTCTGATAATCTTTTAGATTCTTTAGCTCTTTCTTTAGGTGAGAGTTTCATAAAGCCTGTTGCTAATGCTTTTTCGTTATCTCTAGCTCTTTGCTTTAATAAGTTACTTGATACTGGTTTTTTCGCTGGCCTTCCAGAAGCTAAGTCTTCGTTTTGAGCACCCCAAGTTTTATCTAATCCTTTTGATCTTTTCTGGATAGTGTTAGAAGCTGCTTTCTTTACTGAACTAGGTGTTTTAGGATCGTCTTTAAGTTTCTGCATTTGACCTGTTTGTTTAATAGCAGCTCTTGCATGTCTTCCCTTTAGTTCCATTGAAAGTTCGTCTAAGTTTTCTTCTGCCATGCCTCTATTTGGTTTTGCCACAGTAGTTGTCTTTTTAACATTATCTTTAGATTTTTTCAAAAGTTCTAGTCTTTGTTTTTCAGCATTTTTAGTAGCTAAAGATTTAAAGTAACCTTCCTTTTGCAAAAGTTTTTTGTGTACTTGCTTAATTGTTTTTAAGCGTTCATGTTTGTTTAAGGCATCAGCTACTTTACCACCATCTCTATCAGGTGCTATGTGAGAACTTTTATGAAGGGTTCCTTTTTTACTAACACTCTCATCTCCCTTTCTAAAGCCTGATACCATTTCTACTATTTTATTTTCTTTAACATAACTCCATGTCTTACCTTCTTTATCTGCATGGTGTTTTGTAAAGTGTTTGTGTATTTGTTCTCTTGAAGCTGTGTCTTCAGCGCCATGTTTAGAATGTTTCTTCTGAGCAGCTTCTACATGTTTAAGCTCTCCTGAAGGATGCGTTACAGCTTTATGGATATCATCATGTGCTTTTTTGTTTGGATGGCCTGTTTTGTCATCGCTATAAAGTTCATATTTGTTTTTCTTATGATCGCTGTAATCTTCTGTGAGTTCGTTGCCTTCTAGTTCGTTTCCAGCTTTAAGGTTTTCATAACCTGCAGGCATGTTAGCAGATCTTCTTATGTCTCTAAATTTTTTCTTCTTAGCCTTCTTAGCATCTGCGTGTGCCTGATATATATCAAGAGTATTCTTAGCGGCACCTTCTTTAATTCCAAATTTCTTTTTATTTTGGCTTAGAGTGTGTGCATGATCTGCTGCTCTCTGTGTGTGGTGAAAAAAGCCTTCGTGATCTTTTTTATTGTATGCTGCCTCTGCTTTCTTAATATGCTTTTGGACTTTAGGATGTGGATGGTCTGCATGATCGTTCCATGTATCAGCCATTCTATCCACTGAACCACTAGATTCTTTTATAGGTTTAACACCTGCTGTTGTTTTCTTTTGTCTTATTTGTTTAGCTGTGTCTGAATCTTGAAACTTTTTGGCCTTACTCTTGATAAATTTGCGCAGGTTAGATCCGGCATCAGCTGCTTTTTGGAAGTCTTGTTTTAGATCTTCTTTCTGTAAATGTGGATTTTTTACTGGATCGTTTCTATGGTATCTCGCTGGTGAACCACAGGATCTACATTGATCGCTACGGTTTTTCTCTGCACCACAGTCACCACAATTCCAGCCTGTCTTAGCTGCTCGGCCACCGTCATACATCTTTCTAGCTTCTAAAAAAGTCTTCATACTCTTATTTATACATCCTTAGTCTTTTACTTCTTCTTCTATTGTAACTTCTGCTTTAATGCCTGTAATGGACTGCTCGTAATACACTATAATAGTCTTCTGTTGTTCTATATATCGTTTTAATTCGCCCATGTTAAGGGATAGGTTCTCATAATCTGGAACACTTAAGGCAAAATATACCATATTACCACCATTTTCTTTTCCAAATCTTTCTTTAAATTCTTCAAAATTTTCTTCTGTTACAGCATAAAACTGTAAAGGAAATAAATTTAAACCTTTAGGGTGGCCTTGTATTGGTATTTGTTTTTCAACGAACTTTGTCTGTACTTGTACTTCTTTTGGTATTAAACTACAACCACTAAGGGCTAGTAGCAGTACTAGACTCCATATCGTCAAGTAATTTCTGTGTTGCACTATTCACTCTCCGTTCAATTAACCCTGGTTTCCTCGAGGTTAACATTGTTAAATCATGTTCTCTAAATTTCTTGGCCAAGTTATCTCCATAAGCTTCTGCAGCTTTAAGTTTTACACCTAACTCTTTATTTAGCGTCTGTTGTTGCTCATAGTCTTCTGTGAGCTTATCTATTGTCTGTTGGTTTGTCTGAGCAGCAATAGTTAGTTTAGCATTATTCTCTGTTAAAACTGTAAGTCGTTTTTCTGTTAACCAATAATAACCACCAAATGCTAAAACCATGGCTACTATAATACCTATCAGTATCTTACTCATTTCTTATAGACCTCTTTCTCAAGTTTATCTATTCTTTCAGCTAATAAAGGATAGTCTGATCTCCATTTAGCTTCCTTCTTAGCAATTTCAATATCATATCTTTCTGCTAAAAAGTTCATTAATTTATCTATTTTAAGTTGAAACCATGCACCAACTTTCGTATTAAGAAACCACTTACTAAAAGCATTTCCAAATACTGCTGTTACACAGGCTATTCCTAATCTAATTAATATTAACATTGTTCTGTTAAGAATGTTTTGAAATCTAACATTCCCCTTTCCTCTTTTTGTAAGCTCATGCCTTGCCTTGTCGCTTTAAATAATCTCTTAGCGTGATCATCGCTGTGGTTAGGATGTAATCCTGCCTTAAAAGATTTAAAATCATTATTGCTAGCATGATTTCTCATTTTTGTCCCGCTTATTCCTGCAACACCTTCAGCATCGGGATCTCGGTGGCCTGCTGAAAGTATATTAATTTTCTTATAATTGTACTCTTTGCCATTATACTTCTTAGCAAGAGACTTAAAATCTTTTACCCTATCACTACCAACAACCATTGTTGCGTGTGTATGTCCTTCTTGATTAAACTTCTTTAATTGTGCTAAGAAGTGAGGGTGTTCTTTTGTTGAGTGTTCAAAGTTTACATCTGGGTGTATATGTTTAAGATACTCTTTCTTATGTTCGTGATGTAAAGGATTGTCTTTTTTGTTTTGAGAATGGCTAACTACTACTGCGTGGTTAGCACCAATTGAGTCTGCGTGAGATTTAACTTTGTCTACTACTTTTGAATGGCCAGCAGTGGGAGGATTCATCCTACCGTAAGAAAATACTATATGCTTATCTGGTTTTTCTGCCATTACTTAGTGTCCTTATTAAAATTCGCTGCACTAAATTCGTTTCTATCTACAAATTTAGAAGGTCTGCCGTTTCTTATAGCAACAAAACCTTCTGGTTTAGTTTTAGCTCCCGCTATTTCATGCCCCCATTGTGACTTTTGAGACATGGTGTTTGTAATAATATTCTTTGCTGCCTGTAAATGCTTGTGCATGTTCATAGGGCCTTCAAAGTGTTCTTTATTCTTATTTATATGACCTATTGTGTTATCCATAGTTGTTTGATGCCTTGCCTTAGCTGCATCTGTTTTAACACCATCTATCTTCTTTTGATGTTTAGATGAGGCATGTGCTACGAAACCTTCATGTGAATATTGTTCGCCTGTTCGTATAGTGTGGTTTATATATGTTTTCTTAGCCACTGCATGTTTTTGAACTGTGTCGTGATGTTCTTTAGGTGTTGCTTTAAAATGTGCTACTGCTTGTTCTAAGTGATGATCTACTTGTTTACGATCTTCTAAGCTATACCTATGTGTGCTAGTATCGTGGTTAGCATCCATCATATGAACATCTTTATGTTTTTTAAAGTCCCCATGATCTATTCCACCATGAGTTGCTTTTAAAGTATCTATAGTCTTACCTTCATACTTTGTATGAACTGCTAGGCCTAGTTTAGAATTTTTAGCTGCTTTACCATGATCAGAATCTGCTGGTGCATGATATGTAATTGTATTTGGTGTAAAGTCAACTCTATTGTTCTTTTTATCATGTTTAACATCTCCAGAGTGCATGATGTCTGCTTGATATATACCATTAGGTTCTATTTTATGTGCGTGATCTAATGCTGCACTTAACTTCTTCATAAGACCAGGTGCGTGTCCATGGTTCTTTGCTATGTCCTCATGCGTATGGTTTATCTTAGGTGTTTTATTAAATGCTGATTTAGATGAAACAAAGAACTTACCATTCTCTGGGTGTTTACCAAATATAATAGCAGGGCTGCCATCATATTTAATTGTAGTTTGTGTCTGAGAATTACCTTTACCTTGTAAGTCATTATGAACATCATTAATAGTATGGAATGCGTGTCCAAAGCCTTTGTGTCCAGCATGGATTACATGATCCTCCACATGCTCTAGATGCTTCAGTTTATCTTCTTCTTTTTCTTCTTTTAAAAATTCAGTAAAGCGCATACCAGTATTTATAAGTCTACTATTCTTATGAATGGAAAATCTAATCTCTTTGTCTTAGTTCCTACAAGTTTTTTAACTTCCTCTATATCAGCTGCTGCTAAAAAGAACTCATCATCACCTGGTGTATAGATATTATGTTCTAGGCCATCTGTTACAGAGCCGTGCCTTCCCTTTCTATCTAATGTCATAGTAACCTCAGATTTACATTTTCTTGTGCCTTCAACAGCATTTACTCTCTCAATAAATTCTCTATCTCCATAGTGATGTCCTGTAAAAGACTCATCATACCCACCTGCTTTCCAAAACAAATCTTTATGTATAGCAAAACAATTATAATGGCCAGGGTGTGGCACATGAGTTTGACTAAAAGTTCTGTATAATCGGTGGTGCATAATATCTGTTTGTTCTACAATCGTACTTTTTATTCTAGCAATATCAGCACCGTGAAAGAACATGTCCATATCACAGAATTGTATTACATCTGTTTGTGCGTATTTTGCTATTAAATTTCTACAACCGTGTGAATTAAACCCTAAGTCTCTGGTTACTTTCCAGAGTTGTAAGGTAGGTTGCCAATCTTCGAATTTTAAATCTTTGAGGATATCAATGGCAGGATAATGATTTGAGCCATCGTCTACAATGAATATATCAACATTACCTGGCCATAATTGCCAAGTGTCTATTTGTTTCCACAGCCTATCAGGCTCTTCGTAATAAGAATAACCAACAGTTAACCTATGATTCTTCTTGCTTCGTGAGTAAAGTGACGTCTTCTGCTGGGAAGTCAATTGTATCTCCATTCTGTAGTTGAAATGCTTCGTTATGTGTTAATCCGTCTTTGAAGTAAATCTCGTAACCAGAAAATATCTCGACACTACCAGGTCTCGTTTGGCCTTCTAACATGTGATGGAACTTTGTAACATATTCACCTATCACTTTTATAGAGGGCTCAATATCATCTGGTAACTCTAAATATCCTATAACATACTCATTACTTCCTACAGGATGCCACATAGGAAAATCAGGATTAGTAGGATTCTTTGATTCCCAAATCTTAGTGGACGCGACTATTTTCAGTTCTTGCATTATATAACTCCAAATTACTTTTTACACTCTCTATATCTATATCATTTTTAGAGGCGATTTTTTGGGCTGTATGTTTCCAATAAGATTTAAATTCACCATGTAATGCTTTTTTCTCAGCATTAAGACAGTTAACCACTCTACGAATTGCTGTCATCTCTTTCATTATTTTGCTCCTATGCGTTTTCTTAGAGAGGTGCTACTAAAAGTATGATCTCTCTTATTATAAATTATTTCAATTTTCCTTTGATGGCATATTGCCTTTGCTGTAAATTCCTTACTTTTATATTCTTCGCCTATAATTCTTACATTAATAGGTAAGGTTAAAAATAAGTCCTCTAAGTCTTTTTCAGTATTGTACATGACTATCTCATCTACAAATTTTACACCTGCTAATTGTATTTGTCTCTCTACTATGGTTTGAATTGGCTTGTTCTTGTCTTTTCTGTCAACAGTAGGATCTACTTGCAGCGCTGCTATTAGGTAATCACAATGTCTTTTGGCCTCCTCTAACATTACAACATGCCCTGCATGTAGCAAATCAAATGTGCTACAGGTAATGCCAATTTTGCCACAGTCTTTGTAATCTAACCTCATAAATCCATCTCCATCTCTATTTCTTGTTGACCTTTGTTTGAATTCGTCTTAACAAGCCTCAAGTTTTCCTCCGTTAGATAGCATACCGCAAGGAGTAGGAGATTGTGTACTAGGTGTTTCCATTTTTTCCACAAACCGCATTATATATCCTCGAAACATCTTATCAACATAAAATTAACACAATTCATCTAACCATTCTATTTGAATGTCTTCTACATACTCTAAAAAGTCTAAATCAGGGTCATTTAATTTATCATATCCTTCTTTAAACCACCCACCTGACTCTTCAAAATTCTGTTCATTAACATACACACCACAAAAATTAAGGAATTCATCTTCATATTGCATGCTTAATAAAACATCCTGATCATATGATCTTAAATGTTCTATTAAAATTTCTAAAAATTTATGAGGTGATATCCAGGCAGATTTTACTTCTACCTGTGTGCCCATGAAACTTGTGACTTCTGCTTTTCTAGGGCCAACCCATGTTTCCATAAATTCGTTATCTACAATTTCTTCATTAGTTTTAAAGAAGTCTGCAAACTCTAATCCTTTTTCGTCAAAAGTTTCTATGAATTCAAATATTCTTATGAATTCATGTTCTGCGTCATTGTTTCCTTTTTCAAATTGTATAGTAGAATATACATTATTGGCCATATGATTTCTCCCTTTGTCTAACGAACGATTTTGCTGTTTCAATTGCAATATTTCTATCACCTACATATTCTGTAAAGATCAAATTATCTTTATCAAAAAATTCTACTTTAAACATTCCGTCTGGCACCTCTAGTGGTGAGACTTCTGCTTTAAAAAATTCGTTACCAAAGGAAGTAGCCATCATTCTACCGGGTACTTATCTCCTGCAAAGTTAAATCTTCTACTGTTAAGAATATCTAACTTTTCCTGGTTGTTTGCTATAAGCTCTATTTGTGTATCTATGGCTGCAACAATATCTGGGTGCTCTCCAATCCCTGCTGGATTATCTATATAAACACCCACATTAGCTTTTGCTGTGGCAATTTCACCTTTATACTTTTGCCTTAATGCTTCAATTAATTCTATTCCTACTGTGTCTACCATTTGTGTTCCTTTAAAATTAGTGGGCCTTTTTGGAAGTCTTTATCTTGCCCAGGACTTTTTTGTATTTTGTCTTTCGTAGTTTAATGAGGTTCTCGCTCTCTCCTTTTATTTATGTTGGTCTTTTGGCCTCGGACGACCTCGGTGTACCAAACCTCAAAAATGTAATGGAGCACATGCGCTAGTTCCCGACTTATAGTGCTCCATTGATGCTAGTTTAGCTGAATGAAACACCAGCAGTAAATGCTGCTGCTACCATTGCTCTACTAGGCGTACCCAAACGATAGGTGGCATTGCCTCTATTGTTTGTGTTCGTGTAAATAGGATATCCCTGTCCTCTAAGAACATTAATCTTAGCAGGAAGTCTATTTACTTTTAGCTTATGCGTTGCTACTGCATTGCTTAAGCTGTTGCCATTAGCTAAAAAGTTTAAAACTTTTTGCTGTTGGCTCACTTTACGATTAGCCATATTAGCTCTCCATATTATTGTTGGCAGAATTGCCAGTTGATGCGCCAGCGTTAACAACACGAGTTGTTCCTTTAGGCACATTCCTATATACAACCTTCTGCAGAGCATCTCTCACATCAAAGTTAGACTTAATGTCTTCCCTCTCAAGTAAGAAATTAGATGCTTGCTTCTTGGTCATAGCTTCCGGCAATTCAGCGAACCAAGTATCTTGGTTGCCTTTAGCCGTAAGTTTCTTTATGCGTGAAACCATATCGTTTCCGAATCTTGCCTTTGTTTGGCCTTTTTCAGTCACGCTATAGCCTGCATACTTAAATAGTTGATCTGTCATAACAGCGTTTCTCCATTTCTAATTTATACTCATATTATAGACTCTTGTACACCAAGAGTCAACACTTAATAGGACCAAAACAGCAATTAAGCTGCTAACCTCTCCAATATCCTTTGCTTAGAGTATGCAATCCTTTTGTGGTAACAATAGAACCCAAAGTCCCATGATTCCACATCTTCAGCTTGCATGTCCCAAGCAAGAGCTTGTCTAAAGTCTTTTGCTCCCATATTAACTAAATCGGCATAATGACTTTTAAGATCCAACCAAGATTGTTTCTCAATATTATGTATGCGTTCTGCTTCTTCAGAAGCTGCCTCACATAGTCTATCAAGTTCAACCTTAAGCTGTGGAACAGACATATCATTGTAAAGGCCTCTAGGTCTAAACCCGTAAGCATCTTTATGAGTATCACTTATATAAGTAAGTAATTGGTCTTTTTCTGATAAATCGTTCCATTCTGTCATAATCTTTATACCTTTTTATTTAATATACATACATTATGCACTCTGGCGGACCATAAGTCAAGCACTTTTTCAAATCTTTTCCTCTGTGATATCAGTAACTTAGGCTAAATGTAAGAAAGTTTCTAGTATATATTTGTCGTGAAAGTTGGATTTGTGGTGTGTTTTAGGGTATTCCCAGCCGCTTGGGTGTATTATTACCCTACCTTTTACAGGTTCAACACCTATTTTCTGTACAGGGAAATCTATATTACCCTCATTCTCATTTAAAAAGAAGACAAAAGATACTGCTCGAATAGCACTGGCATGATCTATGGTATCTAAATATAAATTACAGAATCCATCTTTTTCTTCAAACTTTTTGATTTTAAGTTCTTCGAACCCTGACACTTTAATCATATTACCCAAATTAAGATCTTTAAGATAATGCTTATACAGTTCGCCTATATGAGCCATTAATCTCTCATGGATTTCTTCATCTTTGTGATTAAGTGTGTAGTTGTATTCTTGGTATTTGTAGTTTTCGTTTTCTTCAGTTACGACACTTGCCTCATTCTTATTAAATATTTCAATAAGATCATCTGAAAAATCCTGACTCAAAGCGCCATCATATATTTTTAATGCACCAGGCTTTTGAATGTGTGCTTTTTTGGTCTCATCTAGAGGAACATCTGAATGTCCACCTAAACCTACTACGCCGTCGCTATCTCTTCTTCCGTCTTCCATACTAATTTCACTCCACGTCTGTTTAATTCATTAACAAATTTATTTCTATGTTTCTTCTTGCCTGTATTTATGGCCTTTATTATTTCCTCGGTTGAGGTTTGTTTCAAATAATAATGTTTGATTTGGGTTCTTCCGGTTAATCTACCATCTTTACCTCTAATATTTTCTTTAGCGCTTGGCTTGAACTTTGGGGGCATCACTTATCTCCATTTTTAATTTTTGCAATTTCATCTCCATTTTTTCTAATGTTAGCATCTTGTAAAGAATCAACTAATCTTTGTGCTCTTTCTTGATCTGTATCCCTGTGCAAATCAGGATCTACTATTTTCTCTAACTTTAAAAACTCTATTCTAGTATTCGGAACATACCTCCATGTATATCCATCTTCTCCATAGATTCCGAAAACTGTTTCGCCTAAACCTATTTTAACAATAAGTGCAGGCTGGCCGTCTAATATAACTTTATCACCTTCTAAGAATGCTTTGTTTAATCTAAACTTTGCGCCCTTAACAAAAGATGTAGCTGCGTCCCTAATACTCAACCCTACGATTAAGGTTAGTAAAAAGCCTATGAACTCTACATAGAAATCTGATAAAATTATCTCAGGCATGTTATCCCTTCTTATGCTCTGTTGATGTACTATTTACATACAACCCAAACCATGCTGCTCCAGCTCCTACAATAACACTTACTAGAGCAGACTGTTCTGCTATAGGTGCTGGTAAATTCATGAACCAAGTTACTACCTTAAATAACAAGTAGATATACATGCTAATAAATGCACGAGGAAATAACCTCCATCTACTAAAATACTCTGGTGCAATCCAAATCCATCCTCTATCGTCAGGTGCACTCCACCAAGGTTTTGCATCTACTGCTTCTGGTTCATCGCTAGGTATTTGCGCTTTTAATTCTTCATATTCGTCTAAACTTATCTCTACGAAATTTTCTCTTTTATCTGGCATCTTCCTTAAATAACTCCCATTGATGTTTACTATTACTCTTACACTTTAAAAAATAATTTGTAAGGTCATTAGTATTTATATCATCTTTGAGTTTAGCAAACGGAATATATCCACATCTTAGTGTTGGATCGTCTAGATCAGGCAAATCCAATTTGGTTTTTAATTTATCATGAGCCATTTGTAGCCTTGGTTGGAACAAGTTTATATTTTCAACTGATAATGGATCACCCAACCATATGTGAAAACTTGGCCTCATAAATTCTTGTGGAACATATTGATGTGCCTCTATATTATAATCGTTACTCCAGGCTATCTCGGCAAAATGTTTCCCTACATGAGGGTAACTAATATATAGCCAACCTGGATGTCTTTCCAATGTAAAGTACTCATAGTCTTTTGGAAATAATTCTAGTGTTGAATGTCCATTCATCATTCCCCATCTAGGTGGAAAATTATTAATCACTAATTCATAATAATGAATGAGATTATTCAAGCGAGACATTTCCTCTTCGTCATCGTGATCTGCGAAGTATTCATGTAATTTGTTCATATTTCTTGTAGGCTCTTTTCCTAACATATAAACAATCTTATCAATTTCTGCAAGAATTACATCTTCTCTATCACCCATGAAATAAAACTCTTTTGTTTCATGTACATGCTCTTTAAGGAATTGACTATATCTTTTTGCTAAAACATTATCTAGAACATCAAATTCTAAATCTTTAAAATTTAAGATCATCGTATTTACCTCTGTCAAAAACTGGTGTGGAGTCGGTTTGTCCTGAATCTGATAATGCTTCATCAGGACCCAATGCTGGAGAAGTTTGATCTGTGTCAAAGATTCTCATTTTTGCACGATCTACACCTACCATAAATTTTTTGTTAAATGTAGGATCTGCATATCTGTTTTTTAATTGTTTAATCATGAACTGGCCATTCTGTTCTAACTCATCTGTACTTATAATAGCAAACATCAAGTCTGCTGTAGCTGGAAGACCAAAACTTTCTGAGGTATCTGTTAAGGATACATCTGTAGCTCCAAAACCAGCTCTCGTTGTCTGTGTAGCACTAAATATAGGAACATTTAAGTCTACTGCAAGTGCTCTAATTTCTTCTGCTATACTCTTAATAATTGTATAAGAGTTAGAATTACTCCCTGTTTTAATTCTAGAGCTTGCACATATATTTAAGTAATCAATAAAAACAATGTCTGGATGAAAGTTTCTTTTTAATTTAAGTTCATTAATCAAAGCTTTAAAATGTCCTGTATGTGCTGATGATGTAGGATATTCTTTAATAAGTAATCTACCCTCATATTCTTCATTTAGACTGCTAATTTTATTTCTAAATCTTTCTTCCGTTTTTGCTAAATCTCTGACAGCAGCCATTGTAATATCCATAAGGTTAGCATCTATTCTTTCTGCTATTCTCTCTTCTGCCATTTCCATTGTAATATACAATACTCTTTTACCTTGTTTTAAACATGCAGTGCTCATATGACACATAAACAGGGATTTACCTACACCAGTACCTGCTAATGCTATATTTAGTGTCTTATTTGATAAACCACCGTCTGTTATTTTATTAAACAGTTCTATATCAAAAGGAATTTTTTCCTCTACTCTATTATAATACTCTATTCTCTTATCAGCGTCTTCAATAAAATCGTGGCCTATTCTAGTATCAAATCCTACCTGTAATGCTTCGGTTAATAAATCAGGTAAAGCGTCAGGAGTTTTATCCTTTGATTTACCGTCTATGATTTGTATGCCTTCTAATACTGCATTAAATACAGCTTTATCTTTACAGAATTTTTCTGTCTGATCTACTAGCCAATCTAATTCTTGATTCTCTTGTTTATAATCAAAAATTATGCCAAGAAGTTTTCTTTGTGATTCTGTGCCTCTATCAAATGCAACTGACATTGCTTCTAATGTAGGAGGAACATTATATTCTTCTATATATTCTTTAATTTTTATAAAAGCGTACTTATGTTCTTCATCACCAAAATATTCGTCTTTAATAAAAGGTAGAGCTATCCTAGAATAATCTTCATTCCTAATTAAATTAACGAGTATAACTGTATCAAGCATTAAACTTTATCCTTATAGTCATTAAACACTTCAACGACACAAGGTGCACAAATATACACCTCTTGTTCGTCATTATGAAAACAATATGCTTTATCTTTTTTCTTTATAGGTTTTTCACACCTATCACACTTTGTCGTATTCTTGTTGGATATCTTCATCACTAATTTCCTCTGTTATCATATCCACAGAGCCTATTGTATATTGTTTCTGCACCCAATTAGTAAATCTTTTATCAGATAATATAGGTAACCAGAATTCTTTCTTCTGTGTATCTTTTAGTCTAACTTTAACTTCAGGAAGTATCTCTCCTGTATCAGGGTCTGCTTTCTGATACCAACCATTACTAGGTTTAATTACATGGCCAGATGCTAATCCCATATCAAGTAAACCAGACCATTTACTAATTCCGTCTTCCCATGTAACTTCTACAGGGATTTTAGATTTCTCTCTTACAAATCTGGACTTTTCAACATTAATTACAAATTCATAACCTGTAACTTCTGATCCTGTTTTTTGTTGTCGTCTACCAATAATAAAAATGTTATCTGCTGAATAGTAAATGCCTGTTCCACCACTAACCACATCTTTAGGGAATAGGCCTATCTCTTTATATGTGTGATTAACTACAATAGCAGGTATATCTTTAATTGTTAAATGAGGTGTAATCATTCTAAACAGTGACTTCATTTGTTTAGCTCTTGTCATATCAGCAACACTTTTACCTTCTAAAGCATCTTCTACTTCTTTCTTAGAAGCTAAGTTGCCTACAGAATCTACAATAATCATAACATGATCATCTCTTTCAAAAGTATTTAACTGTTGCATAATATCATGTTTTAATTGTTCAATATCTGAAATAGGACTATGCACTACCCTGCTCGTATCAATCTCAAAAGTCTCAAAATAAGACTGAGGAGCTCCAAACTCACTATCATAAAATAAAACAACACCATCATCATATTTGTCTAAATATGACTTTGCCAATAACATAGCAAACGCTGTTTTAAAATGTTTACTAGGTCCTGCAAATACAGTTAAACCTGGTGTCAATCCTCCGTCTAACCTCCCACTTAAAGCAACATTCACTGCTGGAACAGATGTCTGTATCATATCTTGTTCATTAAAGAACTTAGATTCAGTCAGTATATCTGTTTCCTTTATCGTAGAATTTTGCTTGATTCTATCAAGTAATTTATTCATCATCTCTCCTGTGTTTATTAGCCCATATGGCCGTATTCATAATATTATAATCAGTATAGCACAATCCAGAAGCATGAGTCAAATCTTTTGGTAAACAAGTACCACCAAATCCTACCTTTCCATCTGGTCCTGGGACAGCCCAATGTGTGCCTCCTAGATTTTCATCGTTCTCTAAAAACTCTTGTATGTTATCATAATCGATATCATACGCTTCACATATATTTTTGAAGTCATTTGCTAATCCTACTTTAACTGCTAGTGCAGCATTTCTAAATAGTTTTATAGCACTTGCTTGGCACGGTGTTACCGGCTTTACAAATTTACTTCCACATGACATTAGGTCAACAAATTCATTATGATTATGATGTCCTATAAGAAGATCTATATTAGGATCGTCTACATCTTCCTTCCAATGATTTTCTCTTAAAAACTCTGGCATAATAATACAACCTTTATTAGCGTATTTGATACATTGATCAGGACCTATTGTACTTCTAATCACTGGTATAATTCCAACATAAAGCGTAGACAGTATATTATCTATAATAGAAGTGTCTAATTTTCCGTGCTTTAGGTTAGTTGGAACACAAATAAAAGCATAATCTATTTCTGCCCAATTATCAATTGTATAATCAACCCTAAGGTAAGGATCGTGAATAAAGACCTCTTGTTTTCCGTCTATATGTTTTTGTAACAGGTATTCTGTAGCTTTACCTACAAATCCGTATCCGATAATAGCGACTCTTGTAATTCTTGTATCTTCTTCCATTGTTCTTCTATTCTCTCTGCTTGGTCCTTAACGGTTTTCTCTTGAAACATACCCCTTTGTGTCTGATGTCTTAATTCTTCCTTCAAGCGTTTCAATTTGATTTGCTTTTTTCTCTGTCCAGTTCGTTTCATTTCTTTCCTTCCCGTTAGACATTGTCTTGGGTGTAAATTTAGTTTTTTGTAAACGCTCTAATGCTCGTTCACGCCTGGCTTTTCTACCTCCTGTGGCAGAGTATGGCCTATCTTTTCCGTGTCTCATGCAAATAAATCCTCCAATGTTGCTTGGGGTTCTGTGTTCCACCCCAAAGGTTTTAAAATGTTTTCCAAAGGATCTACAAATGCCTTTTGGAAAATTAAATCATAATCTATATATTTGTCAACATCAAACTCTTTAGGGAGTTTTGTTACAAATGCAATAGTATTCTCACCAATATTATTAGGTTCTTTTAAATACAAGAATTTAATTTTATCGCCCTCTTGTATTTTCTCATACTTAAGATTAAGTTTCTTTTTCTTTATTAAATTATTATATAATAAACTACCTCTAACATGTATAGGTGTTCCTTTTGTGTATATGTCTGCATCTGAGGTGTACTTTCTTAAATTATTACAACCTCGAGGAAATGCAATATCCTCAGGTGTTCTAGCTTTAAACTCCTGTTTGGCTTCCTCTATAAATGTTTGTAAGTGTTCCTCATCTGAGGTAAGTATAAGCCTAACAGCTTCTTTTAGAGAGGCTCTAATAGGGCCTGGTGTGCTACTTCTCACTATCTCTAAACCCATAACCTTTAACTTGGGTTCTTTTAATCTCAATCCTTCATCATCTAATACATTTAAAGCATATCGTTTCTTAGCAACAAATACGCCTTTATCTGCTATAACTTCTCTCTTAAAATCTATTTTATGTTCAAAAGCATTAGTGTAATTACCTAACTTTGTCATTGCTTGTGCAATAGCAGGTTCAATTTTATCTGTGCCTATCTTATCAAGAAGGCCTACAACCTTATCTATATCTTTATCTGGGAAGAAATTCTCTACCAATTTCTTACATGTAACATAACAAGAATCTGTATCACTATAAAAAGAATACATTTCATCATCTGTCCCACATACTTTATTCATATAAGCATCTAATGCCTTTGCAGTATCTCTAATAATTAACTGGCCAGACATTGTAATCCCTTCAGCAATCCTATCATCATAGAATCTAAAGTATTGATTGGCCAGGGCACCATATAAACTGTTTAATTGAATCTTACGAGCCATCTGGAAATTGTTATATTTACTAATTTCATTTTTGTGATGTAATGCTCCTGTTTCTTGATAATCCTTTTGTGCCTTCTGCATAAGTCTTTTATATCTCAATCTATCATCAAAAAACTTCTGTACAATCTCAGGAAATAATCCTCTCTTTTCTCTTGTATAACAGGAACCATTTCCTGCCATAGTGTAGTTCTTTTCTTTTAACTTATCTAATTGATATCTATCTAATTGATCGTCTACTTTAACATCATATTTAAATCCAGGAACAATCGTCTCTGGACTCATATTGTGTTGCATTAGGATACTAGGATACAGGCTAGTAGCATCAAAACTACACACCCAATCATAAGCTCCAGGATTTGGTTCTTGAACATAAGCGCCTTCTATTTGCCTTTCTTTTCTACCACCACCTTGGTGGACTACGATATTCTTTTCCCATAAATGATTATATAATAAACTATCCCAAGTTCGAACAGCTGAGAATACATCATTATAATTACATTTAGCGTCATAAGCCATTGTAATAGCAAGTTCAATAAGTTTCATCTTATCTTCTAACTCATCAACAATAACTGTATCTATAATATTATACTCTACAAATCTATTCCAATCATTATCATAAAATTCTTTAAATGTGTCAAAGCCTGACTCTAATTTGTTCTTACCTAATTCTGTTTCAGCAATAAAGTCTAGTTTATAACTCTCTCTTGTAACATAAGTAAACTTCTTATATAAGTCTATATAATCTAATTGTGCAACACCTGTAATTTCAAATGCTGTCATTTCCCTACCAGCTGCAAATCTAATAGGCCTTTTGTTAACTAATCCAAAAGGAGAGAATCTTTTATGTTCATTCTCACCTAATACCCTTTGAACTCTTGTAATAAGATATGGCATGTCAAACAAATTGCTGTTCCAACCTGTAATAATGTCAGGAGTATTATCTTTCCACCATCCTAAGAAAGCATTAAGTAATTCTTCCTCATCATCACATTTAACATATTCTATATTTAAATGTTTTGTATCTTCACCAGGAGTGAACTCTCCCAAACCCCATGTTGTTATCTCTTTGGTGTTGTTGTTTTGAAGTGTGATAACTAACACTTTCTCGGAGGGAGAGTCCACATTTGGAAATCCACCTTCTGATGTTGTTTCAATATCAATAGAGTAGATTGCCATTTGTTTAGCATCCCATGTTATAACACCAGGATATTTCTCGGTGATATATTGGTATGCGTAATAGTTTTGGCCAAAGATTGGATAGTTCTCCACATCTTTGTAAGTATTAAAATGCTCTGTAGCTGCTTTGTTGCTTTCAAATTTAATAGGAGCTACAGGCTCGCCAAAAATAGATTTGTATTTTGTGGGTTTGTCTGTCTTGTGAAAGAGCGTAGGTCTGAAAGATTCTTTTCGAGTAACCCTTGCTCCGTATTCGTCTACACCACGGAAAAGTATCTTATCGCCGTAATGTCTCGCATAAGTATAAAAATTCATAACAACACCTTAAACATAATATACACATTATAAGCTCTTACGAACCTTGAGTCAATTATATTTCTTTAACTCTGGTCCTATTTCGCAAGTGGCCTTCTGCTATATCTGCTTTACTTGCGCCGTGATAGGAAACGGCATGATGTTTGTGGATCATAAGTTCATTAATATTAGTGTTGCCATCTAAACTAATAAATTCACCAAGTATCCTACCATATTTTCCTTTTTTATCGAGCCTTGTTTTGAGTATAGCTCCATCTTCAATCTGCTGCGTGAGGAATTTCTTAGCCATAAGTCCGTATCGTTTCTCGTCGAGGTCACGGGTTCTACTTTCGGGAGTATCGATCCCATGCAGACGTATTCTCTGTTTTTTGAGCCAACAACCGAAGCCCAAGTCGATATCCACATCTACTGTATCTCCGTCAATTATTTTGACAATCTTAACTCTGTATTCATACATTTACTTTCCTTTTTTAATAGTTTCGTTCAACACCTTTTTATTTATAAAGTCTGGCTGAACAATTCCAGATCCAAATTTTGTATTGTATGCGTTTAACATATCTTTACCAGGATCATAAAGTGAAACAATATGAGTTGGAAAGACTGGTACTTTGTGGTCTTTTGCAAATGGAGCGTAAGGAGCAAGTCCCACGCTAAAATCAGTTTCACTTCCAGGATTTGGCATCATCATAATAATGGCCGGTTTATCGATAACTAGAAATCCTCTACCTTCAATCTCCGACTCTGTTACATCACCTATTAGATCCTCACCTGTTGTTAGTTTAACTATTTGAATGTTTGACATGCTCCCTATCTCCTTTAATTATTTAATGTCTATCACTTGTGGTTTTTGAGATTCCGGAACAACATTTTCTAATGCTATTGCCAAAACACCATTATCCATTTTTGCAGACTTAATTTCTATTGTGTCTGCAAGGTTCCAAGCTCTAGTAAAGTTTCTTTCAGCTATACCTTTGTGTATAAAATTAGATTCTTTATCTTTTTCTTGGTTACCTTCTACAATAAGTACTGAACCATCTTTAGATTCTTTTCTTATTGTAATTTCATTCTTCTTAAAGCCTGAAACGGCTATTTCGATAATGAAATTTGTGTCATCCACTTTCTTAACATTGTAAGGTGGAAAGGAACTTTGAACTCCAGGGCTAGATGCTGTTATTGCATCAAATACCTTATTGAAGCCTATGAATTCTCTTTCGATTTGTGGAAATGTTTGGACGAAATTGTCCCAGTTTGTCGTGTTTATGCTTACCATTTTAGTTTCCTCCTATTAGTTAGCAAGGTTAATAATACGGATACCCTTTCGGCGCATCCATTATTATTTATAAGAGTTTTAACTGTTTTTAGCATTTTCTATTGTATTCAGGTAGTCTTGATACATTACTTGATCATATACACCTTTTCTAAACCATACATTAATAGCCTTTTTTTGTCCTCTAATTACAGGAAGAGCTCCATGTAACGATAACTCTAATGGTGTTTCTGTACCCATGTGAGTTGTAGCAAAGAAAACACATCTATTCCTTTTAGGTTCTATTGTAATATTCATATTAGGAAAATCTGTTTCTCCGCCATCTTCTACATCATTTAAATATAGTAATGCAGTTGCTATTCTTTGGCCTGACTCAGGGGCATGTGATTGTAATGTTTCTTCTGTAAATGTATCTTGATGTGGCTCATATTGTTCACCCATATCATATTTTATTATTTGACAAGGCTCTGCTTGTGCTGGGTGTAGTCTTAATGCTGTTGCTGCAACATCTAAAAACATTAGGGCTGCTGGTGATTTATGGTAATTAAGTGTATTTCCTGTTTGACTTGTTCTTTTACGGTCTTGAACGGATTTTCCTTTTGGGCCAACAACACTAGACTTAGTAAATTTGCAATATTTATCAACTTCATTATTTAATTCTTCAAAACAATCTTCTGGTAATAAATCATCCATTGTCATTATCAAAGGATTGTTTATGCAATATACTTGACTAGAAGATGGTGTGTGTATCTCTTTATCCTTCATTTCTAAATCCTATATTAGGGAAGGCTTCATAAAAATTTGTGCCTCTCCTTCTATCATGTTCTGTTATAAAAGTCCAAAAGTCTTTTCTATTTTTTTCTAGTTCTTCACCTTTGAACCTATTTGCTTTTATCCAGCCAACTGTCTTTCTATATTTCTCTATCTCTCCAGTCGTAAACTGTGGATATTTTTCCATTTCTTTTAAACTGTTCTCCATTATACTTATATGATAATCGTCAGCGATTTGTGCTGAAAGGTGGTCTGGCTCTACCATATAGGGCATGTCTACTGTAATTAAATCCCCATATGTATTCTTAAGTTCTGCTATTTTAAAAATAAACTCACTTGAATTTGGAATAGACAAGAAGTTAAATGTACACATTATTCCTATAGGAACACCGCTTGCTAAAACCTTATGAAGGTTCTCTTCAAAATGTCCCATATCTAATCCGTGCCTGATATACTCTGCTTGTTTGCCCCATGAATCTATACTGACATAAAGTTTTGTATTAGGTATATCTTTAACTAGATTAATATATTTTATTACTCTGTTTTCAGTAACCATAAGATTAGAATTACAATGGAATGTTAGGCCTTCCCTAGGATTAGCTTTCACATATTCTAAGAGCTTATATGTATTCTTATCTAATAAGGGTTCTCCTCCTGTAACCCTAAGAACAAATAAATGTTCATAAGCTTGTGGAAACCACTTCCAAAATTTTTGTATATATGGAGAATTTTCTATTTGAGGTGTATGTATTAAATTATAAGGTTTTGATAAACCATATGGTCCATGTTTTTCTATTTCCTTTTCCCAAGTTGTGCTAAATACAGGACCACAATAACTACATGCCATTTGACATTTATTTGTAAATGATATTTCTAAATACTTAGGATAAACATATTCAAGGCCTGCATCTTGTGCCTCTTTTACTATGTCTCGATTATGTTTGAAAAATTGTACTGCAAGTGTCTGCCTATCTGAGATTAAATTAAGATCCTCTACCTCCCAACAATAAGAGCACTCTGAAGGTTTGCCACCTTGTAACATCGTTGCCCTTTGTTCAATTTTGTGAGGTGTGTTGTGTAAATCTGCTCCTAAAGGTATTTGATGCGTAGGACAATGATAGCAGGAGTGGGCTCTACCTGTTCCTAAGTGCATTTCCTGGTGATACCATTTGAGCACACAGAAACCAGGCCCCACTTCGTCCTGTTTTGTCTTTATAAGTTGGAGGGCTTGTATTTGGTTCTTATTTAACTTTCTTTCCAATATTGTATTTGGGGATTAGTTCCCACTCACCTTTCTCTTTAAACGATATAATTTTTATCTGACTTAAAGGTGCCAAATCTTCTTGTTCAGTTAATATTTTTACTAAACCCCAATCTTGGAGAAGTTTAGCAATAGTATTTCTTCTTTGTAAATCGTTATCTTGGAAATCAGCTTCTTTGCCATCAAGAGCGAACAGTTCTTTAAAATGTGTGATAAAGTATCGTCCTTTCTTATGTAGTATATGGCATGATTGATAAAGGACTTTTTCCTTTTTTGAAGCTACTCCAATTCGAGACAATGTTTCCCTGACTTTCAGAAAATCTTCTGGGTCGTTTAAGGAAATTTCTAGGGGTGAATACCCTGGATAGTCTATGTTAAAGTAATTCTCTTGATCACTCATTTCAATAAATTGCCTGTATATTTAATAATTAATTAAGTTATACAGGTATTTATACTTTTCCACCTTTAGAAGTACTAAGGTAGCTCTTTATGAGATCTAACTTATCATCATTTAATAGACTAAGGGTCTCTTTGGCCTTCATAAAAGAATATCCAAAAAACTTTTGTATAATTTCTATATTTTCGTCTTCCTTTTTCTTGAGCCATTGCCTATTTCCAAATTTTATACTATCCATTAGATAATCATACTGCATTTTATTATCTAAATGAAAATTCTTATTCATTTCGTTGGCTTGTAATACACTATCCACATGCATGCCAAAATTTC